TGATTGCCGACACCGGACATGCGCGCTAACTGCCAGCGGCCAGTCGCGGCCTGCCGACACTTCGATAAATCTTTTGGCGGTATTTCAATCAACATCACTTGATTTTCCAATCGACGCCATCTTCGGTAATTAAGCAGTAAGTGTTCTCAACCTGCTCAAAGCCGCGCGCTGTCATTGCGACGTGACACTCGCTGATCGTCTCGTGCTTCGATATGACGTCGACCTTGCCCGACGTGTCGCTAGTCATCACCACTAATATCAGCCAATACTTCATTTGCTAATCCCTCATCCACCTGTTTGATTGCCCACAATATCCGCGCCGCCACTTGAGGCACGATGCTGTTACCTAACTGTCTAAGTCTGTGTACCCGACCGGATACCCCATCAGCCACTCGACCCACTGCGGGTTCAGGCTTCCACCAACGTGCGCCGTAAGACTGTTCGAATTGCCGCTTGGTCTGATGTCTTTGTTGGTTTTCGCTTCCGACGCAATCGGCGTCGGCCACATTTTTGTCGCAGTCTGCAAATCTATCCCGCGCTTCTGTCCGCTGCCCCGGCGATGCACCGTTGACTGATTGACCACCAGATCGGCTGACCTCGGCCCCCTGTTGCTGGCATCTGGCGTAGGCCACATCTGTGGCTCCTGCGCCTCTTGCCACTTCCTGACCGTCTCTGGGTCTACTTGTTCCCGCAGGTTGGCTGGTCTTGCCCGACCTTTCCTCGATGTTGTCGCTTGTTTTTTTAGTGCTTCGTCTGACCGTTGTGGCAGATGATCCATCGTGTTCGGCGTCGCCCACAATGGCTCGTGCCATCCGCTGTTCATTGATGGAGCCATTTGATTGGCCTTGGCTGTCGGTGTGTGCAACAATCCAGCACCTGTCTCTGCGGTGGCAGGCATCTGCGGCGACAGCCGGAATAACAAAGCACCTTGCTTGGTATCCTTCGGCTTCCAAGTCAGATAGCACCGTGTCGAGGCCCATAGAGATGTGTCCAGCAACATTTTCTCCAATAACCCAAGTCGGCCTGACAGCTTGGATAATTCTAAGCATTTCCGGCCAGAGGTGTCGGTCATCTTTATCGCCTCGTCTGACCCCGGCAAGCGAGAAGGGCTGGCAGGGGTATCCCCCGACAACGATGTCAACCAATCCTCTAAATCTATCTGCGTCATTCGCTAACTCCCTCACGTCATCAATTATCTCTGTGTCAGGCCAATGCTTTCGCAAGACCTTTTGCGCGTGTTTATCGTACTCGCAAAACGCGACTGTCTCATAGCCACCCACCAGCTTTTCGCCAGCATAACTAAAGCCGCCAATGCCACTAAACAAATCAAGCATCCTAAGCATAGAGCGCCCCCGCCAGATGCTCACGCAGCACCATCTCGAATGTGTCCCAGTCCATCGTTACCGTGTAGCGCCAGTCATACGCCTCAGCCAAGTCACCGGCCAACGGTGCGCCCAGCATCACCAGCGCCTGCACCGGCAGCCTCACCTGTATCGGCTGGCGATCGAGCTTGAAGATCAGGCACGGCAGGGCGTCATCGACGTTGGCCGCAGACCGTGCGGCTGTGACGATCTGATCCCACCACTTCGGCGACACACCGCTGGCGTACCGCTTGCACTCAATCAGGAACGGGAACGGCTTACCGTCGGCCGGCTCAAGATCGCTCAGATCCTTCTCCTGATATTGCGATAGGCGTCTTCGTAATTTGCGACCCGTCGCCAGCTCGATCAGCTTTGCGACTTCACGCTCGAAGGCCGCCCCCTTAGAACGTCCACCACCGGCGCGCATCAGCCCAGCTTCTCCAAACCGGCACGCCCAGCCTGACCGTCGAGCGACGACTGAACATTGCGCTGGCGGATCTTGCTGGCAATCTGCGCCGCAAGCATCTCATCCGCCAGCGACGACTGGCTACGGTGAGCCGATAATTCTAGCTCGCCCTTGAGCGCCTCGATGGTCGAGGTGCGAAGCCGAAGCAAAACTGGTTTAATTTCAGACATTTTGTGACCCCTTCTGTGATCTAAGCTGGAAGCTAAAAACGCCTCTAGCAACTTTTTGGTACTGTCATGCCCCAAAACACCCAAAGCCCGTCAGTGAGCTTCTATGGGCGATTAAAGGCATAGTGCTATTTTTTTGATATTTTTACGATATAGCACTTGATTTACCCTAATATAAAGCCCATATTCAAATAGTCGAGAGGCACAAAACAGGTAAATTACAAGGGAGACTAAAATGGCTAAACTTACTAAGAAGCAAATGAATACATTCGTTGATTATGCTTACCAGCAGCATATGGCTGAGAGTTTTGATAAGAGCGCTTCTTGTGTTCTTCGCGACAAAGACGATCTCGACCAATACTGCAAATATCTTGAGATGCGGAACGAATGCGCGGCTGAAGCTGTTCTTATTGCTCGCCACGATATTGGCATGACTGACGACCAAATTAAAAAGTGCAGCATGTTTTTAATTAAATGGGCTAACGCAGCCTCAGAAAAGGCGGCGGCTTAACAGCCCCGCCCCACAAGGGAGAATAAAATGACCAACTTTACTGAAATGGAAATGATCGTCCTTAATATCCTCGCCGACAATCACGGCGAACAGTGGGATACCGAAGAAGAAAACAATGCACCGCACATCGACACATACGAATTGACGACTGATGGGTCTGGTCAGTGCGGCACGATCTTCTCTAAAAATAATCTCGACCCGAAGGTTTATCGCGGTGTGGTTTCAAGCCTTATTCAAAAGGGTGCTTTAGAGGTCGACGAATACGACACGATGACAGACCCCCGCAAAGGCTTTTTGCCAATGGTAGCCATCGCAATTAGCTTCGACACATTCAACGAAATCAGAAAGGCGGTGGCTTAACAGCCCCGCCCGAAAGGGAGACTGATATGAAAATTAAAATTGAAACCACCATCTATCTTTCGGACGACGACATCGCGGCCATAAAATTTTATATGGATGACCTTGGCATCGAGGGTGAGACACTGCGAGACTTCGTGAAGTCAAGCTGCGTGGCTTACGCGCACGGCTTTGTCAACGAAACTGAGAGTAATTACAGGGAGCATGTCCAATGATTAAAGACATAATCGGAATGTTGTTTTTGGTGTCGTTCGCGATCGTTGGTTTTACCAACATCGTGACGACCGAGTGGAACGTGTGGGCTTTGATGGCCAAGCTAGGGGGGCAGTGATATGAAAATTACCAAATTAAAGCGAGGCTATCGCATCAATATGTCAGATATAGAGTTCGAATTATATCTGCGTCTAATTGATGCTGGAACGGCAGATATGCACGAGCCAAATTTAAATGACCCGATTGAGAAATATTATGATCGGATCAATGGCACATCAAAAATTACCTCTTGGTATAAAGTAGCTGAAGATAGGAGAAACTAAAATGGTCGGTAAAAAAACACCAAATCACATCATCACCGCAAGCCGCATACCGGCTCTGATGAACGCGTCGCCTTACGATACCCAAAACGATCTGCTGGCAAGCGTGCTGGCAGACATTGAGGGCAAGCCCGACCCGAAGCCGTTTAACGGCAACGAGGCATGCGATTGGGGCGACACACTTGAGCCGGTCATACTGCTTACCGCAACCGAGCGCCTCGGCCTCGACGACTTGAAGCTCGAACACGACGCGCTGTTTCACGACAAGATACCGTTTGCGGCGTCCCTCGATGGCACGGCAGATGCCGGTGTCGGCGGCTGGGTCGACACAAACTACGACAAGGGCATCATCTGCCCCAACGGCCGGGTGTTTGTGACCGGCACGGGCGTGCTGGAGAGCAAGCTGACTAGCGCTAAGCCAGAAGAGGCGCCAGCGGCTCACAGGGGTGTCCTACAGCTACAGGGGCAGTTACTGGTCAGCAAAGCCACTTGGGGCGCTGTGTGCGTCTTATACGGCGGTGTAGAGCTACGCATCTTCCTGTATCAAGCCGACGCGGCCGTGCAGGCGAAGATCATTGACGCCATCGAGGACTTCGAGCGCCGCAAGCGCGACATCGAGTGGTATCCGGTGCTGTCATCCTCGGACGGCAACACCGCCTACCCACGGGTCGACGACGGCGCCCCGCCGCTGGATCTGCCCGCCACCGAGGCTGAGTGGCTCGCACAGCTTGTCAACGCCAAGGACGCTAAGAAGGCAGCCGAGGCGGACATAGACGAGGCTGAG